TTTGATTCAAGTTATTATAAGAAGTATCGTAAATATTTATAAAATCGTTATTACTTAAAAACCAATTTGTATTAGACATTTGTATATATATACATCATCACAAAGATTTGTATATGAAATTTGCCAAAGATTATCCATATTTGGAACCATTTCGTGCAGAATGGGTCATTTATAATGAAGAATTGAAATTATGTGGTTCGATTGATATGGTATTTTTAAACAAACAGACAGGAAATTTATGATTGCAAACGCGTTTTAGAAATTCATATGCAACCTTTTAAAAATAGTGAAATGTCTTTGCCTTTTTATAATTTTAAGACAAATAATATAATGAAAAAATGGGGTTTTCATTATATTTTTCTTTTTTCATTTTCCTGTATAGATTTCGAGAAGGGTTCTCAGATGATACTTTTCTCATTTTACAAAATAATGTGAAAAAATTGGTTGTTTAAACAGATCAAGCCATAAAAGTATTAGACTTGCATGCAATATAATCATTTACATAAAATGATTACATTGTATATTCATCGAATAAGGGCATTGTGGTTAGAATGGCAAACACAAAATCAAGATAGTGGATGTTAAATCATTAGTTCAAAGAAATGCCTGTTATGCACAAGGATGTGTTTGTTGAAACGCTTGTATTAGATACAAAATATAAATAGTAAACTCCCGCTGTCGTTACATTAAAAGTGAAAGATTGCAATGTCCAACTTGATGGTGAAACTGAACTTGTAACTATAGATGTACCGTTCGTTGGGATTCCATTAGTTAAATTAGTGTTTGGACTATAATAAATTTTTAATGTTTGACTGGAAGAATAATTAATGGCAGAGGTCAAATAAAAGGATAATGAATTATTACCTCCAAACAAATAAACTTTTTGATACATACTCATTATTCCACCTGCTGTGTTTAAAATTTGCATCACAATAAATTGAGTATAACTTGATGGAACTGTATTCATAAATGTAGTACCACCACTACCACTTGATGATGAAATATAAAAATTCAAACCAGTATTGCCATTAAATTTCCATGCTGGAACTTTATTTGTAATGGTACTGCCTGAATTAACTGTTAGATAATTTGATGTTGTAGGTAAAGAGAAATTACCATTTAAAACATTTTTTGGTGAAAATTTATTATAGGAAGGATGTGTGGTAGGTAGTAAAGTGTTTAATCCCCATTTCCATGCTAAATAACCTTCTATATTTAATCGTAAATCAGTAAGTATATCTGAATCACTTGTAATAGAAATTACTTCAGCTATATTACCATCTAAATAACTATTTGGTTGAGGACTAAATCCACTACTGTCATTGTAAGCACCTAATAACATAGCAAATGGATTTGATAAATTACTACCTGGAGAATTACTTCTTGTTAAAGATGAATTGATTGTTCCATTTTGGTATGCATAATCTGAACCTATAGTAATTCTTTGACATACAAGTTCTAGAATACGATAATTTCCGACAGTAAAAGTATCTATAGTGCCATCGCCACCAGCTCCATATTCTGCGACTGAAATATTAACACCAGTATAGTCTCTATAAGATATGATTCTACCGGAATCAGACCCCCACCTTGATTTGTTGTATATACCATAAAGATTATTATCTTGAATTGTATTGATTTTAAAAACAATAAATAAAGCATAAGCATTAGTACCAATACTAAAATTTGTAGCAGAACTATCTCCAATTAAATAATTTGAATTACTTCTAGTAAAAGCAACAGTTGACAGATTATTCAAAGAAGATGTTTGATACGATGGTCTTAAATTAGATGTAGTTTGATTAAAAGTAAAAGCGTAAGGAGATAAATCTTTCCAAGTAGAAATATTATTTGAAGTATCGAGAGTAATACTTGTGGAAGAATTAGCGTCCAACCAAAGTGATAATCCTTGAATGACCGAAGGATAAGAATATGGGTACGGATAAGAAAATGGATGTGTTGAAGGTAAATAACTTTGTAACCCCCATTTTTGTGCTAAATAACCTTCTATGTATTGCCTTTGTTGTAAATTAGGTGAAGTTTGAAACATTAGGACTTCACCAAACTTTGAGAGCCCACCGTAGTCTCCTATGTTATCTCCATTGTCATATGTTTTTATTCCTAAACCATATCTTGTAAAACTAAAGTTTCCGAAATTATAGGTATTATAAGCATAAGTTCCATTAATACCTAAATATTCTGTCGTTCCATCAAAATAACCCGAGACCAGATATGGTGTATTTGTGGAAAGATTATTACTAAATGTTTGTACATAACCTCTGCTAAGTTGTATATTTTTTGTCCCGGTAGCATTGGAACAAACAGCAAATTTTGTTCCTGTATTGGCGTCGTTTGTTTGTAAATCTTCATTTCCTAAGGCGATTATTCTATAATAATTATTGGCGAACCCAGTAAACATAACAACCATAAAAAAAGAAAAAGTAGTTCCTGTATAGTACAAACTGCCTAAAAACCCACCACCTACACAATTAAAAACAGGTAATCCATTTATGACATTGGTATTTAAACTTGGTTGATTTCCGTTATATCTAGTTGTATTGTTTTTAAAGCCTGATTTATCGATTAATTGAGTAATATTCAATCCAGATAATGTGTAAGTACTCGAATCTGATGCATCTACCCATAAACAACAATTGTTACCTAACACATTTTTTAAAAGAGGGTTTATTATATTTGCAGAAGGTTTAGTAGAATAATATGTATGTGAAGACGGTAAACTAGTTTGTAATCCCCATTTCCATGCCAAATAGCCTTCAATATATTGACTTTGTGGAAAGGTGGGAGTATTTTGAAACAAAATAACTTCACCATACTTGTAATTTCCAGGATAAGTGTTGACACTAAATGTATCTGTTCCCAACCCATATTTAGTAAAATTAAAGTTCCCGGAAGTGGCAGTATAAGCATAAGTACCATTTATACCAAAGTATTCATAGGTTCCATCAAAAAATCCGGATAATATATAGGGTTTATTTGCAATAAGAGTAGGGGTGTTTACAAATATTTGGTTTCTAATTAATGATGCAAATAATCCCTTTTCCGTAGAAATTATAAATTTTTGTATATCACTTGCATCGTTGTTTGAATTGCTATTTCCTAGTGATAACATTCTTCCAGTAGAGTTGAATACTGAGGAAATAACCACCATGAAAAAAGAAAAAGTATTCCCTATGTAGTTTGAATTTAAATTACCTACAAAACCGCCATTTGCACAATTAAAAATAGGATAACTATTTATGACATTTAACTGAAATGTTGGTTGTATCCCGTAATAGGTAGTTGTATTGTTTCCTTGTCCAGATTTATCAACTAACTGTGTTAATGGTATAGGCGCATAATTATACAAGGTAGCAACTTCAGATGATGATAAAACACGATTATAAACTCGGAAATCATTTATATAACCTGCTCCATAAGGATCCGAAGACCAATTACTTCTACCAATATAATTATTTATTCTTGTTATAATATTTGGATAATAATCATTAGTCTTTGTGTAAAAACTTTGTCCATCAATGTAAACTATAGATGTACTTGTTGCGCTACTAACCGCCGCATATGTCATTGTCCATACGAAATGATGCCAATTCCCATCTGCTAAGGAATTTCCGATGTTTACTTGTATTGCGTTTCCACCACCACCTTGGAACACATCAATTTCACCGGCTGCAGGTGCATACAATATATTATCACTGTTTGACCCATTTCCAAAATCGAATAATCTTGAATAACCACTACTTGTAAAATTAAACCAACCTGCAATTGTTAAACCGTTGCTTGTAATTTGTAATGTAGTAGAACTAATATTTGCGTATTGATTAACACCGTTAAGATATAATGAACTATATCCAAAAATGGATTGAGAAGTTGATGTATTCGCACCATTGTACAATGTTAAATCATTAACAGGTATACCTTTTGCGTAATTACAAGTATCATTAAAAAAAGGGTAATAAACAACAAGATTTGAGTTGGAAACGCCACTATTATCAATATTAATAGTTACAGGATATAAATAATACGGATGAGAAGATGGTAAATTACTTTGTAATCCCCATTTACACGCTAAGTAACCTTCTATGTATTGTCTTTGAAATGAGTTGGGTGTATTTTGAAAAAAAAGCACTTCACCAAACCCCACATTAGCGAATGCAGTATTTGAACCATATAATGTACTTATACCAACTCCTAAACTATATTTGGTAAAATTAAAATTACCAGAAGAAGACGAAGAAGACACAATATAAGTTCCATTGATACCGAAATATTCATAGTTTCCATCATAATAACCAGAAACAAGGTATGGCGTATCTATGGATAACGATAAGTTTACCCACAACCCATTTCTCGACAGTGTAAGTCTGTTAGTAGCGGAATCTATAGTAAATTTCGATATTACACCACCATCATTTGTTGCAGTATTATCTCCTAATACCATCACTCTACCTGCTAAACTGATAAATTTAACGACCATAAAAAAAGAAAAAGTATTTCCTGTATAGGTCGTTCCAAAATTACCAACAAACCCACCACCCACACAATTAAAAACAGGTAATCCATTTATGGAATTTGTTATAAAAGTTGGTGTCGTTCCAGAAGAAGCAGTTGTATTGCTTCTAAGTCCGGATTTATCAATTAATTGAGTAATATTCGATCCAGATAATGTGTAAGTATTTGAATCTGTTGCGTCTAGCCATAAACAACAATTACTTAAGGCATTTGTTATCAATGGATTTATGGTTAAACTTATAGAAGGAGTAATAGAACGGTAAAGGTGTGAAATTGGTAAATTACTTTGTAATCCCCATTTCCACGCTAAATATCCTTCAATGTATTGTCTTTGTGGTAAACTGGGTGTGTTTTGAAACATTAGGACTTCACCAAACTTGTTAAGTCCGATTTCTTTATTATCATATGTATTCATTCCTAATCCATATTTGGTAAAATTAAAGTTGCCAGATGAGGCAATAGAAGTATAAACACCGTTGAGACCTAAATACTCATTTGTTCCATCAAAATAACCAGACACCAGATATGGTTTATTAACAGATACATTACTAGTATTGTTTACTGTATAATTTCTACCAATTTGTAAATTTGAAGAAAATGGAGTAAGAACGAATTTTTCGGTTACCCAAGAATCATTATTTGTATCGTTATTTCCTAATGCAATTATTCTATAATAATTGGAAAGCCCAGTGAACATAACAACCATAAAAAAAGAAAAAGTACTTCCTGTGTAGGTTGTGCTAAAATTACCTAAAAAACCACTGTTGACACAATTAAAAACAGGTAATCCATTTATGGCATTTGCTTGAAAAGTTGGTGTTCCGGAAGAAGTAGTTGTGTTGCTTCCAAGTCCTGACTTATCAATTAATTGAGTAATATTCAATCCATTTAATGTGTAAGTATTTGAATCTGTTGCGTCTAGCCATAAACAACAATTACTTAAAACACTTGTTACACTTAAAACATTTGATGTTCTTTGAGGATAAGCACTTGAGTCTGACGCGTCTAACCATAAACAACAATTACTTAAAACACTTGTTACTTTTAAAGCAGAAGAGGATGTTATCGTTCCTTTTTGGACAAACAAACTACCAATATCCACATTATTTGAATACAACAAACAATTGGTACCTTTTGTACCAGTATAATTCGAACCTAAACTAGAAT